TTTGGTATAGTTCCTTAGTTTGTTCTGGATCTGTACTCTTACTAGCTTCTATACTTAGAGTCTCAAGAGTTTTCTCATGGTGGTCGTCCATAGCTAAACGTTGCTGTTGCAGATTATACCCATAATGCTCTTTAAAATGGACGTTAGACAACTTTTCAGCATGATCCATCCAAGCATTAGCCAATAGACCCTGGGTTTCTTTATCACCTTCAAACGGCTCTATAATCTCCGTGAGCGTACCAGATAAACGCTTCTGGTATTCTTCAGGTGTTTCACCAGCATGCTGGCTAATACTATACAAAGTCTCGTTATACTTATCTCGTATAATGTTCTTAGCTTGCTGTTGCTGGGCAGCTCTATATTCAATGTCTTGACCGAATAAAGCTTCTTGCCACCCATGACGTTTCTTATCTTCTGATATAGCGTTAATAGCAAGATCACTACCTTGATCCATACGACCTTTAAGTTCTTTCTGTAACTTAACGTCTGCCACATGTTCATCAGCATACTGCTCTACTATCTTACCAAAGGATGTACTAAAGGATTCTACACCTGTTTCTAACTCAGAAGCTTTTCTTTGTTTTATTGATTCTGTTCTAGCATGTTGCTTGGCAACAGTATCATTTACTATCCCTGCGTTAGCGTCTTTTACAGCACTACGTAAGGGAACTTGTATTGCCTCTGGCATACTATCCTCCTATGTTATCTGAGAAAGATTCTTCATCACGGGTCATCCCACCATTACGTTGTTCAGATGTATCTTTATCAGATGTGTCTAATAGTGTAGCTAACCTATCAAGATCTTTACGATCTATTGAACTAAAGGCTTGCAATAAACCACCTGTAGTACTACGTCTTGTTTCTGTTACAGAGTCATGCTTTGATTTAGCATCAAAGATAGTTGCTCCAAGTTTCTCAATCTGTTGTTCTGCTATAGCGTCAGTTGCTTCCATAGCATTGATAGCGTTACTATCTATACCATACATAACATCTTCTACAGACCTACCTCCAACACCAGCGGCTGCTGATGTCAAGGTGGCTACTGCTGCTGCCTGCATTTGATTTTGTTGTATCTTCATATTACTCAATACTTTATCTTGCATAGTGGCAGCTATGTTTGCTTCTGCTATATTTATCTGTCTCGTAGCATTAGATCTCTCTACTGCTGCTGCGTAAGCTTCGTTGTATGCTGCTCTAGTTGCTGGTGTATCACCACCTCTAGCTAGATGTATCGACTGCATACCAGCTTGTGCTGCTTGTAAATATATCATTGTTTTGTTCTGATCTTGCATTATATTCTCCTAGCCGATTCTTTATACTGACCATCCCATTCGATGTTGGCTATCGTCATATTTAAGTGACCATCTGTATAGAACTCTGCTTTAGCTGTATGTGCATTTTGTGAGTAACCGAACTTAATAGTACCACTGTGGAGAGGTTGTACACCAACAAGGTTGTTGATTCTGTTAACTAACCTAGCATTAAAGTTTTGATCACCATACTTACTAAATTCAGATATGATCTTAAAGCTAATGTCTGCTGTTTCTACAATAGTGGGTTTCCATCTATTAACACGAATACGTTGTGCTTCATACGTAGTTCCATTTTCATCTCTCATAAATGGTCTTGTAGGACGGTAGTTAGAAGAGAAGCTTGTACCTATGTATACCTTACCTGCTGATGCAGCTATAGGTTCGTCGAATGTTAAGACATCTCCTATACGTGTATATTTCATATTAACATAGGGATAGTAAGAATCTTCATCACAAACTACCTCTACATCACCTGTAGGACTATAGTCTGTAGGTAATGTTACTGTGGTTATGTTGTGATCAATATAAATGAGATCATCTAAGAAGATTTTATTTATATTAGTTTCTGATTCACTAAACATGTTAATAGTCTTGATATGTAGATCATCATTGTTGTTTATAACAAAGGTTGCTACATCATTCTCAAACTCTACAGATATAACACTATCGTCTGTAGGGAACTCCCATTTAGACCAAGCTGTTTGTTGACGCTCACCGTCGATAACTTCTTCTTCATATACGAATACTACATTATCAGGTGTATTGTCTGTAGTTAATAACATCATCCCTAAGTTGGAACTAGATACTAAGTTGGTAATGTTGCCGGACATATAACCAATAACATGATCGGTTACAGAAGTAGCCTGATCTTTATTGTTTTGTGTCTTACTATCATAAACTAACATACCTGTACTATCACCGTACTTTGTTGGTATGAACACAGAGTCACCTATGGACACAGGAGCTACTACTGTCTGACAGTTGTACGCTGTTGTTAATCCCATTGATACTGTCTGCGGTGTAGCTGCTGGAGTTCCTGGGATCTTAAACTGTGCGTTAGATGCTAGTACAAGTAAATCTCTGTTATGAGGTATTACATGTTCTAGTATATCCACATCACTCGCTGAAGGTGAAATACCTATAGGGTCTGTAACTAATAACTGCGCTGCTGACTTCCTGAACCAATTAAAGATATTATCTGTCTCTGTCATATGTACTTCATTTTCAGATAACATAACTAGACGTTTCTGAAAGTATGATAGACCTTTTATCTCTGTACCTATGAAAGACGGGAAACTGTTAGATACATTATCCCCTGCTTTACGTTCTTGCCATTCGCGTTCTTCTACACTGAACTCACCAGACGTGTGGTCGTATGTGATCGTATGTGGCATAGTACTAGCAACAAAATTGTTAGCTTCTAATGGGGCTGTAGTTTCGTTCCATATAACCTCTTGCATTACGTAAGTAGCTATAGTGTATGTTATATCTCTATTGTTTAATATAGTGAAAGGACTAGAGTAGGTAGGTAATGTCCCATTCCAATACTGTACTATACTAGATGGTTGTATATTGTTCTCTTTTGTCGTTGGTGTAGCTTTTAAGTAATATACACCTTTGTCTGATGTTGGGTTTGGTTGTACTGTAACGACAGTTCCATCTATAGCATACTTAGGTAGACCCTCCGTAGATTCTATTAGTGGGCTAATTACTACTACAGACCCATCACCCTGACCTGAAGATACAGTAGTTATTACTCTATTCTGATCTACATCTGCTATACCTGTTGTATTCATATATATAGCCACACAAGAACCTAACGCTATAGCCTCCATGTTTGGGGCAGAACCTACAACTGTTAATCTAATTGGTGCTACTGGCACATATGTTCCGTTTATAGCCGCAGCTATATCTGCTGCTACTTGGTTAGTTGCTCTTTGTGCGTCTGCATCTATATGTGTGGCTGCATATACAGATAGGGTTATAGATAATACTTCTGTACCATCTTCTTCTTGTAGATCTATTGTTAAAGATTCTCTGTAATTCATAGCATCCACTATGTTTATATAACATACCTTTGGCCCTGTAATCGTAGTAGGGGCAGCTTCTGCTGCTACTATCACATCTTTATTAGCAACGAAAGTTGTATCATATATAGTAGTAAACGCTAAGTCACCTTGTAAATAAGAAGAGGTTAGGGCGTTGTTTACTGTAACTTCTACATCATCCCTATAACCTTTTACTGTACCAGTAGAATCTATAATTAATCTATAGGTTATACCTCTACGTACATAAGAATGGATCTCTGCTGTAGCTGTACTAGCTGCTGCTAAGTATTCCCATTCTAAACTAGGACGTCTTGTCAATTTAGCGATTGGGTTACTACGCATATTAATTTGTTCTTCTGCATAACCATACTTCCTACTGATCTCTTGTGTTGTACTAACACCATCTATAGGTACGGGATATTTACTAGATACTCGCATTAGTTTCTCCCTAGGTTATATGGACGTACACCACCTCTAGCTCGCGCTACTCTGGCATTATCAAAGACATTATATTGACCCGCTTCTAAATCCAAGTCACGTAGTTGTAACATGGCTATACCGGCATCAGCCTTGAAGGAATCTTCTTTAGCTGTATCCTCTAACTCTTCACGGACATACTGAGCTGCTGCATAGTAAGCACAATAATCTTGTAGAGTTTCATGCATATCTGCCCATTCTAATATCTTAACTTGTGTAGATATAATAACATCATCTGTAAATACATAGGTGTTGTTCTCTGTATCATAAAGCTTAGATCCTCTCATTACATAGGTAGGTTCTAAGGGTACTACATTATATATGAAAGAAGGTATGTCTATATGACCAACGTTATCGGGTGTATAAGTAACATTGTAATCAATGTTAAACCACCAACCACGTTGTTGTACTGACTTCCTTACTCTATGTAATGTAGAACGTGCTGTCTCTACGTCAGGATGTGATTCCTCTAATGAGTTTACAGGACTCATCCCTATTGCTTTTAGCAACATATTTACTGCTTCTAGTTCGCCCATTATAGTCTCCTGTTTTAAGCAAAAAAAGGGAGTAGCAATTAAGCTACCCCCTTAGTGTTCTAAGTAATATTTATAAAGTGCCCTCTAAGAAGGCACTCTAAAATACAACTATATCTTTAACGATTAAGTTGTTGGTGTTGAGGTAAACAAACCTGCTGTCGCATCCGAACGAGATGGAGTTACACCGAATGATAGATAACTATCAATGAACCATTGAACTTCTTTCTTGTCGTAGTAGACATCTGAAGTCAGTGGAATTGTTTCACCTGCAAGCAAAGCTTTAGGTGTTAGGTATACAGCTACGCAGTTCGCATCTGCTGTAGTTGTATCGTAGGCATTACCGTTACCTGCGTTAGACAAGAAATGTCCTGTAGCTGCTGCTGAAGGGAAACGGTTAGTGATCTCTACACGTAGGTTATTAATCTTGAGGACTTTACCTTTGGCGTAGTCACCATTACCTGTTGAGAAGTCTGCATCTAGCAACTTATCGTTCTCAAGTAAAGTGTAGTATTGTGCTGGACGCATTAACAATGTACCAGTACTGATCTCTACATCTTTCTCTTCAACGGCTTGACACATACGCATGATACCTGCAACTAGATCTGTAGGATCTGTTTCGTCGGCTGCGTTCTCTAGTACAATAACTGTACCACCTTTGAACTCGGCTGGTGCTGTACGGTTAATAACAGAAGGTAATGTACCTAATGCTGCATCACCCATACGATATACAGGCCAATCACCTGTTTGTACCCAACCACCAGAGTTATTACCATCTGGATCTACGTTAGTGATCTGACAAGCTTTGATAGCTTGGATAACAAACGCTTCGTCGAAGAACTTACCAATCTCCAAACCATGTTCTACAGCAATCTCTTTACGAGAATCAATAGACTCTTGGAACTCTTCTAACAAGAACGTGTTTGAACGTGCTAGTACGATGGTATCAATCTTTAATTGAATGTTATCGAACGTTGGTGAATTTGAGGCGGGTCGTTGATTACGTGTAACAGCTTGTAATGCTACGTTACCGATTCTACGTGAGCCAACTACATCTGTGCCGCGAACGGATTTGATGTTGAAGTACTTACGCATGATACTATCTTTCAAGAACTGATGTTCTACCCCATCTGCATACTGCTCTACATATAGTGGGTTTACATTGCCGGAATCAATGCCTGCAATGTGACCGGAGCGCGTTTGCTCCGTTGCTACTGGTTGGCCTATAATCGCCATATATTTACTCTCCTAGGATTTTATATTATCTACCACGTTTCATACCCAAAGAACGACGAGCATCTAACTGCTCCATATCGTAACTCTGACCATAGACGTGACCTTGTGCTTCAAGTTTACGCATCTCGCGACCATACTCTTGACGACTTAACGGTTTTAGACCGTGTTCATTACTTAAACCTGATGCTTCTTGAAGCTGTGGGCTTTGAGTAAAACTTGGTGATGCCTTAAATGCTGACACCAATTCTTGTGCTGCTAACTTCGCACCTAGACCACCACCCGCTAACAGGCCGTTAATCTCTGTACGTTCACTTTCGGATATACCTGATGCTTCCGATTTAGCCCAACCTGATAGGTCACTCCATATCTTCTCACCATCATCTATAGTCTCTTCAGGGAACGCTTCTTTTACGAAGTCAAAGATCTCTTGATCTTGCTGCTTTTGTGTTGCTTTGAAGGAGTCATTAATACCTTCTAGTTTATCTTTAATAAGATTGGCGACACTCTCACCATGTTGTTCAACTAACTTAGCTAAGATCTCTGGTGTTACACCATCGTTCTCGGTAACTGCTGCGGCTACCTTACCTGTATCGAGTCCAGCTTCAAGAAGAAAAGCTTCTACCTGTTCTACAGCCGTTTTATCAAACTGTATTTTAATAGGTTCTTCTTTATTCCCTTCTACAGGAGATTCATCACCTCCTTTCTCTTGCTCTTTACCTGCGGCATATAGTTCACCAACTGCTGTCCTTTCTTCTGGTGTTAATGCTGCCAGTTCATCTAGTTGTTGTTGTTCTGTCTTTACTTCATCTGTCATTGTGGTTGTTCCTGAGCCTGCGATACAGCACCGGCTTCTGCCCCTGCTGCTGCGGCATTCTGCTCTGCTATCTGTTTACGGTAGGCTTGTACTTCTTCTGGTGTACGCATCATCTTGTCGTAATCGACTCCATGACCTGCACCTAATACTGCCATTAATTTTGCTGGATCTACTTGTTCTCCAACTTGGGGAGGTAGTTCACTTAAAGGTATTAAATCGGAGAAGTAATTCCTAATCCTATCTAACTCTGAACTACGAGATAATGACTCTAGTCCGGTAACTATTACAGGTTCTATATCTTTAAATATTTCACCTTGCTTCTTCATAAGCCTACTAGCTAGCGGTAGTTGTAATTCTTTTGCTAGTCTGGAATATACACCACCTAACGATTGTTCAAGCTCTGTTGCTTGCATTCTAATCTCTTCTGCTGTCACACGCTCTGCGTCTCTTGTAACTGCACTGTTCATAAGGAATGCTACACCTATACGTCTCTCTACGTCAGCAAAGGATGCTGTAAGATAGTCACCTGCTTGAGCTATGTCTGCTGCTAATGTAGATATGTCTTCTTCACGACCATGTACATAAGCACCTGACGCGGAGTTACTAATTTTTCTAACATCTGTCATACCTGTTGGATTGACTAAGAACTTAACATCTGTGATTATAGTTGTGTAATCTAGTTTAGATTCTGCTAATGTAGATAAAGAATGGAAGTCACCTGAGTAGTTTTCTACTAAGCCTGTACCATAATCCTTATTACGCGCTATGTTCCATGCTAGTGGTATCCAATTAAGTTCGTCTTCATTTACCCAACCAACTCTATCGTGACAATAACAAAGATCTTCTAGCTCTTGCCATACGAGAAACTTGTCGTTAGTTACACGCTGTACCCCTGTGTACAAAGATACTTCATCGTCCTCACGATAGCCTTTTAGTAAAGCTAGCGCTTGTAGTTCATCAGATAAAGCTAATACACCATTAGTCTCTCTAATGATTAAACGTACCATCTCACCTCTAAGGTTTCTACGTATAGCATAATCTCTTAAACTATAACCTTGTAGAGCTCCCTCTTTAGGTGGTATGTATAGTAATGCATTACCACATACTATTAGTTGTTGTATAATCTCCGTCATTACAACTCTAGCATTCATCTTGTCTAGGTCTTTCATACCTTGACGTTCTGCTGCTGCTAAAGCTTTATCTATGGCTGCCTGTGGCAAACCATTCTCTTCTAGTTCTGACTGTTGTTCTGGTGACAGTTCCATCTTATAAAATGGACGTGATGGTTGGAAGAGTGCCATCATTATCTTGTTAGCCAAATTGGTCACAGCTTGTGCGCCTACTGACTGATAATCATTCTGCATCTCTTCTGTTTCATCACCATCATAAGGAAACAAGGTTGGTAATGTCCAACCTGCGTATACCTCACATCTTGATAGTACTGTCTGTCTACCTCTACTAGACCTAAACTCTCCTTTGAGTTTAAAGTCTCCTGTTAAATACTTTTCTTTTGCTAGTTCTAAATCCATATGTTCTCCTAAATCTGTAATGTAGATCCTTTACGGATCTGTTTTGATTTCGGATCTATAAGATCATCTACACCGAGGTCTACTTTACCTAACTCACCGATACCTTCTCCCTCTCGTTTAGCAAAACGTTCTTGATCTCTGGCACGTTGTTCATCCTCTAGTTGATCTTTCCTAGCCTTTCTGACACGTTTGCGTGCCTCATGTGCTTGTTGTTGTTGTGCTGCAACACTAACTGTTAAAGCAGTAAACACATAACCTGATGCTGCCCATACCATTACATCTTCTCCAAATGTTTAGATAATGCTTCATAATTGGGAGCTATAAACTCTTCTTTAATCTTATCAATATCTGTGGATTCTGTAGCATGTATAACTAACCAGTATGTATCTTCTAAGGCTACGCCTGCACGTTTCGTACCTGCGGGACTATTGAAGATGTCACCACCATATATAGTCTTAACACCTTCATCTGTAGCTACTACTATCTCACCATACATTACTATGTTCATTGTTTCTTGGAGATGTATTTCACCAACTAACACTGTGTTTTTTGGTATCTTTAAAGCCCGTAAGTACAAACCATTACCAAATAGTTCAATTGGTGGTAGTTCTACTTGAGGTTGTGTCTTACTGTATGCTTCTAATTCTAATATCTTAGCCCGTCTATCTTCTACCGATAAAACGTCCCAACTATAAATCGAAAGTTGCTGCGCTGATTTGTCCATCAAAGAACCTCCTCTCTATGTAATGTATGATGCTTTGTTGTCCTGCTTCATACATTATCTGATCTTTCGTAATAGGTGGCTTAATTTCTTTAGGTCTGAACGTTTGGTAAAGTTCTAGCATGTGCGCTCTACCGATACCATTAGGGCTAAGTTGTAAATCTACGTTGTTCATTTTGTAAAAGTCTCCATAAATGCTACCCGAAGAAGTAGGCGGCATCTGTAATATCGTTAATATCGTAAACACCTTTTATTAGTGGACACTCTTTACCTACTTGTTCTGCCCATTCTTGTAATGGGTCATACTTTGTATATAGTTCTTTGAATGTTTTTCTAATAGAGGTGAATAACTCTTCTGTTCTACCAGCATGTGTACCAAAGTCATCATGTATCATTGCATAACTATGAAAGTCTGTATCATTAATAGTCATTACCATGTGTGTACTATCTATGCTATGTACAAAGTTTGGTGATACACCATTCTTCTGTGCGTAACTATTAGGTAGTCCTGGTTGTTCTACGTCTTTAAGTGATAGACTTAGTGAACCGTTTAACATAGTAGCAATGAGTATTGACTCTACTTTCTTGTAGTACTGGTATACTGGGAAACCTAATGGTGTTACCCAATGAGAATATTCTGGGCCTACGCACTTCTTCAACCATGACATTGCTGCCCTAGCCGCTACTACTACTTCTCCTATGGACTCCCATAAGATAGGCGTTAAGTAGACTGCGAACTCCCATTGATGTTTCTCTGATAGATTAAACTTACCCCAATTAGCTTGTACATATTCCATTATGTAATGTCTTGCTGACTCTTGTGTAGCTCCATATGGTAATGTCATTACAGGACGTTTAGCACATTTCCTATTAACTCCTACACGTAACCATATCTTAGCCCGCGCATCTCCACAGTCATCAAACTCTGCCTGTAACTTCTTCATACAAACATCTGCTACATCTTGATATATGTCTGAAGGTAGTTCACTATTACATAAATTGGTAGCTTTTGCTCCCACGTCATCTCGTAACATAGCCGAGAAGTGTTGTAGTCCATTACATGAACCATCTAAACCTACAGGTAAATAACCTTTTGTTTTAGGATCTCTACCATAATCTGATCTAGCCCATTCAAAGCAGAATGCTAAGAACTGGTAAGGCTTATCTGCATTACCCCAAAACTCTCTGGCGCTTATTGGATCATCTACTACTCTATGTATATAATCCTCGTTATCCATAACCCATTGAACTCTATCGTCATACTTAAGTTTGTCATTACCATATGTATTAGCACCTTGTACGGCTAACCAATATACTCCTGACTCACCTAACTCTACACCTTTGGCAAATTGTAATAAGCCTTTAGCAGCATCAGCACCTTGTGGGCTTAAACCTGACGTTGCACAGTAGATACGACCTCTAAAGTCTGCGTTGTATGCGAAATAGAACTCTTCCCAGTCTTCTAGTTCCTTAGCTAATGCATGTGATTGCATGAACGCTAAGACTTGTCCTTTACGTTCTTGCTCTTTACCATGTACAGCTTTAGCTCTAGCTTTCCAATTACTAACTTCCTTTCTCTGTGCTTCTGTCAGTGTATCTTTCTCTATGCTTTTAAGATGTTCAGGGAAACTAGGTACTACTAGTTCTTGTGAACTAGGTATACCAACCTTCAGTCCTTTCTCATAAACTAATTTCTGTACTTCCAGTACTTCGTTATTTACCTTCCATGCTGTACGTTGCATCTTATTGATAGCATCTGTATGATGTTCCATAGGATGTTGTTTAACATAGTCAGTATGTGCCTTACCTCTTGTCTTAACGAAAGGTAGGCGAGCTGTCATCTGAGGCGTGTAATAACCACCACCTTTGCCTTGAGTCCATGCTCTAGGTGGTATCTTCAGAGGAAGTAAGAATGGATGCATTATAGAACGTACCTTTTCAAACTCTTCTGTCCATACTTCAAACTCTTCCGTAGTCTTTAATATTGCTGTACCTTTACCACGCTCCCATTGTTTATGGACATAGATAATATCGTCAAATACATTCATTATTGCTAACAGTACTTTAGAGCCTATATGTGCTTTGTTGGCTTGTGTCCAATCATGCCACCCTATATCGAACTCGTTGTACTTTAACATCATAACCTTATGGCGATGTTTATAGTCCTTAACTTTCTGGGTTTTAAATGAGTTATTAACCACTGCGTAGTAGTTAGGGTGCATAGCTTCAAAGATAATACATTTAACATCTGCTTCTAACCTTGAGGCTATATCCAAACAAATCTTTAATACTGTATTATTACGTGGCATGAGCATTACCTGAAAGACAACCTTCATACCTATGAAAGCTAATCTATGGTAGTCACCTTCTACTAAAGCTCTGTCTAGTAGCCAGTTCGTACCTGCACCTTTACCTACTGTAGTCTTATGTATAGTCTCTAACTCCAGTGCTACATCTTCAATACGATCCCTGAGTAATAGACTCATATTGTCTGCTTGATCACCTTGTCCAGATGACTTTAATCTATCTTGTTGTGCGTAGTACCTATCAGAACCTCTGCGTATGCACTCATGTTCCCATAGGATTTGCTCTTGTATCTGCTCATCTACTGTCATTATGCCTTCTTAGCTCTACGCCTTTTACGAGCTTTAGCGTTTCTCTTTAAACGCTTCTCGTCTTCTGTTAAATGTGTATGATGTATCAAACGAGTTTGTGGCTTCTTATGTAGTTCTAAGTATTTACCTAAACCTATCACATAGTCTGCTGCACTAACACCTGTATGACCCATCTTCGCTTTTGATTTTATTCTACCTTCTGCGCCATTGCAGCTATTATGAAGTACACCACGTACCCTACCTGTATCATGGTCATGATCTAGTACTGGTCTATCGCGCTGTGTGAAAGGGAAGCCACATACAGCGCACTTCCCTCCCTGCTTCTTTGTTAATAGCTGAACTACTGAACCTAATTGGCTCACCTTCATTCTATTCGTCATTTTTCTTAAATGCCTGTGCTATTACTAACAAGATGAATATAAAGAGTATTAATTCCACTAATCAATATCCCCTTTGTTTTTGTTATATCTAACACATTTGAAGCGTGGTTCTCTTAATGAACCATTAGGTAATTCTTTCATAGCTTTAACTTCTACTACTTTACCCATGATAAACTCTGGAGTCTTCCACCACTTGTCTCGTTCTGCGTCAGACATACCCGCTACACGATGTGTAATACCTGCTTTATTAGCTACTACTAAACCACCTAATGTACCAGCATACTTACCTGCACCTTTGTACATACCTACTACAAGGAGATCTTGTGTAACCTCTTCTTTAATCTTCATTAAAGTACAGTTACGTTTACCCCATTGATAATGAGCTAAAAGTTCCTTCAGTATCACACCTTCGCCACCAGCATCCCAGATATACTCTGCTAACTGTTGTGCTTTATCTACATCACTAATGTAATCTAGTACAGGCGCTCTACGTACGGCTGGGTTGTTGAACTTAGGTACAAAGACTTGTAACTCAAAATACCTGTTTTGAAATGCGCCAGCTAAGGGCTTCAGTTCGCCTACAGGCACGAAGTCATGAACCATTATATATGGATCAGGTGCGCTACAATCGCCTTTAGATCTGTTCAGGATCCCATTCAGAATACTAAATTCAGGCACACTCTCTAGAAGTATCTCAAATATTAATCGACCAGATACGTTACCTACGTCTGCTAGTTCATTTATCTGCTTACTAAACTGTACTAAAGAAGGTATCTCTCTATCTGCTGCTGATTTAATATTAGTCATCTCACCATCTACGATGTCTATATAACCATACCAACCATCATACTTTTCGAATACTGCGTATTCTTTGTTGTAGCATTTAGGAGTCTTCTTCTCTAACTCTTTGTAGAGGTGTAAAGCCTTCTGTATTTTCATTGTAGTACCCTGTGTGCTGCTCTTAGAATCTCTTCCTGAGTAGCGGGTGCGAGAGCTGCACCCCAGAAGCCTAGCTTCTTGAGGACAGTCTTATGCTCTCGTGTGGGTACACCCATCTCTGTTAAGTACATCTTTAACTTACGTTTGTTTGTACGTGGACAAGTAGATTCTGTATCAATTATATGGTATGTAGTTGACTTGTCATTTTCTGAACCTTCTCCACCTTGTGGTACTGCAAATATCATTCGTTACGCTCCTCTTGTATAGCTTTAAACTCTGCATACCTAAGTAATCTTTGTGACTGATCAGTAGTTAGAGTGTAGTTAAAACCTAGTGGTTTAAGAAACTTTAATACATCACAAGGATCTTCTGTCTTACGCATCCAAAGTAGGAATGCTTGTTCAAAGAACATAGCTTTAGCTGTATCACCATACCACTGACAATAAGCATCAAATACTCTCTGATAAGCCTGTCTATCATCCTTAACGTCTTTTAACATAGCATGCGCTTTAGCTTCGCCACAAGCAATAGCCTTACGTTTAGGGTTGGGTTTCTTGTTTGGTACATACTTCTCTGCTAATTTACCTGACAACTTTGGTAAGCCCGGGATTGTGTCTGCTGTATCTCCCATCACTACTTGATACCAGAACCATGAAGTACCTTCACCTATCAACTTAGGTGCAAATGTACCATCTGACTTCACTGTATCTCTATACTCTGTCTTACCGTAACCTTGCGTAGACCATAAACGGCCTGTCTTATAATCACAATGTAATCCTTCTACCATCCAGAGATCTTTATCACCTGACATAAGTACTGAGTTCTTTACATCAGCTACTTGATATTGTGTCAATGAATCATCTGCTTCTTGATATAGGTTAACCACTGGCTTACAAGTACGGAAGTTGAAGTTAGCCATTTCATTACGTAGAGCTACCTTTCTTTCTGTACGTGCTGGATCTCTATCTGCACCACGTTTGTGTTGGTAAGGTTTTACTGAAGCCATTTGCTCCCGACCACCTTTCATCCCCATTGTTAGATGGAGGTTACAAAATTCTGCACCTGCTTGACGCATATGCATTTTAACTTTATTTCTGATGTGTTTAACGTTCTCAGCTATAGATTCTTCTGTATTAGCGCAGTCATAACTCAAGAAGTCTGCATCTAATTGAAGAGTCCTACCTTTAATAAAAGTAGAACTCTCTGAGCTGTTGACGTTTGCACCTATTTTTGCAAAGTCCATACTAGCCTCTATAGTGTTGGTACGTCTTCTTCATCTGATACTTCGATCTCTTCTTCTAACAAAGATTCATCTAGGATGTTCTCTTGTGTTAGAGCTTGAGTACGTGAACCTTCCCACTCCAAGTTAGCCATGATCTTCTCTTGATAGGTGTTCTTTGATACTACTTTCTCTGTACCATCTTTGTCTTTAGAAGTACGAGTACCTTCGATGTGGATACAATTCCACATAGCTATTACTTGATCATCTGTTAGACCTGCGTTCTCCCATAGGAATGCTGTAGGTGTACCGTGTAGTTCACGTACTTTCAATGGAGTACGTGACTCCTCTTCACCATCTTCATCTAAGATAATGCGCTCTGCTGGTACGAATGACCATACACCTTTGTCATCTATGTTAGCCCAAGTCTTAGCTTTCTCTGTACCCTCGTCAGTAATGTTATGAGTAATCTCACCTTTAAGTGGCTGATTAATCATAGTAAGGAAGTTCTTATGTTTACCACCTAACGCTTTATTCATAGAGTTGAATAACTTACGGTAACGGCTAGTTCCTGTACTACCTTTATTTAGGTCAATGTACAATAAGGAAGGCACTAAATTACCATCAATGTCTATAAGATGTTTCTTTGAACTTACTTCAAATACTAGACTAACACCTAGAGCTGGTTTGTGTGCTGGATTCCTACTAGCATGTCTACCTGTCTCAATGTAGGTACGTAGACGTAGTAGGCATGGGCCTTTCTCTAATGTCTTACGTTCAAATGCGGGTGCGTCTTTTGTTAAATCTTCTGTCTCTGCTGCTGCTGTACCCATTGCTGCAAAGTCTAGTTGTGTTACTTCTTCGGTCATGCTCTCTCCTAATGTAATGTCGTCATGTGGAATAGGTCTTTACCTATTTCTGTTTCACATGGGAACGGGACATCTATATTTAATTTTTCATATGCGTTATTGAATGTGTTAGGTACATCTTCTAGTATTGTTTGTACCTCTTTAGCTACTGTCTGTAGGATACCATCTCTACCATCTAACAATACACAATCGTGTACAGTGTTAATTAATAGGACATCTCCATTGAACATATCATTAGCTACAAAGTACCTGAATACTTTACCTAACATTGTTTGTACTATCTCTCCACCAAACCCTTGAACTGGATAGTTTTTACGTGTAGTTGGTGAGAAGCTTGTATACTTACCTTTATCTTGTAAGAATTTAGGTGCTATCTCTTGCTTCCACATATAGCGAGTCCCTGTAGGACTGTCCCAATGTGCCGCCTTTTGATTAAACATTACACCATCTATGAATAGTTTACCGCATGCCTTAGCAGTACCATCTATATGTGATTCAAGACGTTTATCAAATTTAACTATACCGGGGAAACGTGTTTCTTCTGCTTTTATGAGTATCTCTACATCTTGTTTAGATAATCCTGTTTGTAACATGATTGCTGCTACACCACCACCATAGGCACGTAAGAAACTAAAGTTCTTAGATCCTGTACGTTCTACAGCTACCCAACCTACACCTTGTACATGATGCATATCCCATAGTTGGCTATATGTATAATCTGGTAATTTTTCACATAGTCTCATGATATGGAAATCTATACCATCTTTAAGATCTTGACGTAATTGTGGGTCGTTAGTTAATACACCCTGTACAACTATTTCTAATTGAGAGTAATCTATCTCTGCTAACATACCGCCCACGAATCTGGTAACGAACATCTTCTTAACGTCCGATGTATTACCCCGAGGTAGTGTCTGTAAGTTAGGGTCGCTAGATGACAAACGAGATGTTACCGTAGACGTGTGATTAAGTTTATGATGTATGAGTCCTGTCTCAGTTTCTACTAAGACCAGCATTCCCTTCTTCTTACCTTGCTTATCTACAGACCAATAATATGTGCCAAGGTCTTTAGCTATACTTGTTTGCTTAGACAAAGCGTCAGTAAATGGTAGACCTAAATGTTTAAGATCGTCTATTACGTCTGCTGCTGTCGAGTACAAGGGTTCATCATATGCATCCGTGGAATCTCCTTTCCACTGTGGCTTTGGTTGAACGTAACCATCAAAGGTGAAGTAATGATCTTTCTTAGCACCTTTTGGTTTGTCATAGTCTGGTACTGATACCTGCTTAAATTTACCATGACCAGCGTTTTTACCACCTTTAAATTTGTTCTGAGCTAAATACCAGCGATCCTTATGCTTAAAAGCTCCTTCAGTTCCCTCTGGTATAGGCATAACGTATAACTTACCTGCTAGTATTACTTCACCAGAGTGAGGGTCTACTGGCTCTGTAAAGCCGTTACAGGTGAATAGAGGCCATGCTTCTTTCTTCTGAGCATATAAACCGTTTCCATTACCATCTGTATGTTGTACCCATTTCTCATACTTAGCTGTGCCACCAAATATCAAACATGATTTTTGTAATGGGCTGTTCCAGTTAAATACTAATTCAGGAGGTAACTCTGGTATAAATTGTTCTAATTCTTTTTGTGCTGCTGCTAACTCGGTTACTAAACCTTCGCGCATCTCTGCACCTTTTACAGCATCAACGTACATTCCGTTGTATTCCATCTCGGTGGTGGCTAATAAACCATCCATACGAAACTTCATCATTGTTCTAAATTCTTTAGGATGTTCTTGTAGCATCCTTTTGATCTGGCCTTTATAGATAAGCCATGTGTTATGTACGTCACCTACGATAACTTTACCGTCACCTATTAGGTAATCTGTTAATAGATTTTGTGGTATCTCTGATGTCTTATAACCATCTTCCCACATCTCCTTTACTGCATCTATCTTACAACCGCCACCATAGCTTTCTGCTATTTGGTTCATACTACACATCTGGACTTCTTGTTGCATACCACCCATAAGGTATTCTGCTAACTGTCCACAATATATAGTTCCACCTTTCTTGAGGAACTTAATTAATTCAGGTTCTTTCCATACCCATAATAGGTCAAACTTAGTGTTAAAACCAACGAGTACATCAATGTCCGAAAGATCTGGTAAGACGTTCTCTCTGTGCCACTCGTTATAGTACTTCTCTTGTGGCTGTCCACCATTGATAGAGTACCCGATCTGTACAATATAATTGCGTTCATCAAATGGCCCTGCTAGTCGTTTATTGTATATATGGTTCTCTACTTCTAAATCGAAGCTCATTACATTAGACATATTTTCTCCATAGTAAGAAGTCTATTATCATACTTGCTGCAAAACCTATAGCAAAACCTACTAATAATTCTATCATAATATACACGCTACACATATTACGCAGTACATAATAAATACTGTAAATAGTATGTGGTCTTGTTTAGTTGGTGGTTTACACATTACCCATCCCACCTTGCAGCGTAACCGCGCGCATCTATATGTGTGAATTCATCTCTGTAGTAACCAATACCTAACAAATGTGCATAAGGTAGTCTGTATAAAGCCATACGTACATCTTCTGGTGTATGCCCGTCTACTACAATATCTACTGCCTCTGCTGTCCAGTTATTTTCTTCTTTAACTACATGCTGTGATCCATCTGTACTACCTATAGATCTATTATAAGGTATACATCTACCGCAACTTGTTACATGTACTGTAGCTCCATTGAAGTAGTCTTTGATATATTCTAGTATCATAAGTACTGCTACACTTGGGCCACCTTTACCACAACAAGGGCAAGCTAACATAGGATCTGTTGCTTGTTTAAAATGTCTACTTTCGTTCATTGTCTTCTACCTGTTTAGCTAATTGTTCTAGTAGTGTATTAGCGTAAACTAATACGGCTATCATCATGTATGCTTCTGGCATACCTTCTGCTTTACCTATATCTAAAGCATATTTCATAGATACGTTTACATCTTTCTTTATAGCAAACATAGGTACTATCTGTTCCCTTAATTCTTCTGCTGTCATTGTTTACTCCTTTAGTAATATATTAAGAGCTGAGTACGTTGCAGCAAATCTTCAATAGCCTGCATTACTACCTACTGGTTTGACGTACCCACCTCTTAATATACTATTTGAAAGTACCCGTTAGTTGTCGTTCGACTTACAAACTGCGATTAACAGACTTAGTAACCAGTACTAAATCCCTAACGGGTACATTATTGCCTGACAAGATGGGTGTCAGGACTTTGTAGGCCGCAGCCTACTTCCCAGTACTACCAAACCCACCCACTCTATCTTCAGCGGAGTTTGTTTCTCCTACTGCTGTTTGGTATCTCTGGATAACCATTTGTGCTATACGATCACCTCGTATAAAATGATAATCTTCTGCACTGTTGTTAATGATAAGTACTTTAATTTCTTTCTTGTAGTCATTATCAATAACACCTGCGCCTACATCAATCCCTTTACAAGCTAGACTAGAACGTGGTTCTAACTTAGCCCATATGTTTCTGTTGTCTAATGATCCATCATTAAACCAAGCTATACCTGTACTAACAAGTTTTCTACTGTTAGCCGGTATGCATGTATCTTCTACTGCTGCTATGTCACAACCTGCTGCATGTGGTGTAGCACGATGTGGTAAGATAGCATCTTCTCTAAGTTTTATAAATTGCATCATGAGCCGCAAGAGCCTCCGTTACAGGGATCATTCCCTTCTATATATGTTTCACCTTCTAACCATTTAGCTTCTCCCCAAGGTATCTCTGTGATCGGCTGACCACCTCTACTACCATCTGGGTAGAATGTAATGCCTCTTAGTCTAGGTGCGAACTCTGATAATATATCAGCTAGTTCTTGTACTGTACTTTCGTTGTTTCCTTCAGTTCCCCATGCAGGCAGATTAAGTGTAGAGCTTATAGCCATATCCACGTAGTCTTGCATGTTGGCTTGAAATTCTATCCTTCTCCTAGGTTCCAGTGCAAGCTGGCTTGCTGTTTCGATACTTGTTGGATCAACCCCTGAATCGACAATGCATTTAGCTGTTGCGTCAAGGCAGTATTGATAGTTCCAAGTACTTCCTCCTGACAAGAACCTTCGCTTATATGCTGTTGCATATATAGGTTCGATACCCGTAGTAGTTCCTGCAAGTAGTCCGATGCTGCCTGTTGGAGCGATTGATCGAATTGCAACTGGGACAGGGATTCCCATGTAATTACAGAACTTGGTTGCTGTTTCTGTTGAGACTCTTTCATATACTTCCATCCACTCTCGTAGTTCATTTACAAACTCGTACCTGTAGCCACGTTTAAGTAACCATTCATGTACACCCATTAAACCTAAACCTATACGGTTATTCTTTGCTCTAACCTCTTTGATTAAGTCTGATGGTAAGTCTGCTTCTAGTAGACCACAACAGAGGAATATTGTCCCTAAGCGTACAACTTTCTCAAACTCTTCTATGGTGTCTATGTTAGCCATATTACAAGAGCCTATGTTACATACGTCACCATTGTCTTCACTGGTAACTTCTGTACATGCATTACGTCCTGTCTCGTTAGAATGTTTACCGAAGTTGAAACTAAATCCCGGCTCACCATGTAAGCAAGCTTGTCTAACATTGTCTACGTATATAGGGTGTTCACTTCTGTACATAAGCTCTCGCCAATGATCGTCGTAGTTCACACTAATGTTAGTCATATCTAAAGGAGCTTTATAATTAAAGTCTGCTTCCTTAGCCATTTTAACTGTCATAGGTTCTCCATCTTCATTGAATGCACCTTTAATAAACTGATGCTCCCAATCCTTTGCATGTAAGAACTCATGTACGTCACCATGCTGCCAGTTAAGGCTTGCATAGTTAGCAGTTCTTCTTGAACCACCTTGCATGACGTAGCGACCGTTATCGTTAACCATCATCATTAGAGGTACTGGGCCAGAAGCCTCACCACCTGTTCTACTTAACGGCTCACCTCTCGGTCTAAATATTGAGTAGTCGTTACCTACTCCACCACCACACATAGTAGCGGATACTGTTTCATACATTAGATCAGCCCAAGCCTCTCTAGTGTCTTCTTGACTTTTAAATATGAAACAATTGTTATAAAAGTTTGCTTCTCTACCTGCGTAGTAAATGTATCTACCGGCTGGTAAGAATTGCATTTTACGTATAACGTTACTAATGTTTATAAACTCACAGGAGTTCGTATATGGTCGAGCTATTTCTGCTAACATTGTGGCTTTTTCAGACCATGTTTGACCTTCATAATTAGCGTACTTCTGTGCAAATATATCTGCACCTAACTGTGTTCTAAATTCACTCATTTGCTTCCTAATTCTATTAATAGGTTAATGTAGTGACGAGCTTTCTTTAGATCTTCTATACCATTCTTTGATTTGTGTCTACTAACGTATTTAATTATGTTACCTTCGCAGAAACCTAATTCGTTAGCTAATGTATATTCTAAAGGTTGTATCTTCATATTCTTATAATGATTACCACCTTCTTGTACATCTAAAGCACTCATACGTAGCGTCCTATATCTGAGTTAAGTCTCATGTTCTCCTCACGGAGATCAGGTTGACCTTCTCTCTTTGTTTTTGTTTTAGGCATACTAAAAGCTCTTACATCCGCAGCCAGTGGATCATCACTTTCACAACCTATCATTATGATGTTATCACAGGCACCTTGCTTGCCAGTCTTGCTGTCTTTCAACATACCTTCCAATGGAAATAACAGGTTTGCTCCCTCGTTACTTACTTGGCTTGTTTGAAAGGTGGGACAGTCAAGTTTAACTCCAAGCTCTCTAGCCCACTTGTACAATGATTCAAGTCGTTGGTCTTCTCTCGTACCTTCTTTTACTGGATAACGTAAATTATCTAGCATATCAAATACGATCAGTCCTATATTCTCATGCCCAAGCTTTTCTAACATCTCGTCTATTTGGTAATGTGCCATACCATGTACGTCAAATACACGGATCTTTGATGGATGTCCTACGGCTTTGATGTACTCTTCGCGCATCGTACCTGCATCTTTTAATTCTTTCAGCTCACTACTTGTCTTACCTAACGCACTCTTGATTTGGTGCGCCATGATCCTTTGTCGTTTTGATTCGTTATTGAACCATACGATAAACTTATGTTCTTCTAACTGTGGTGCAATATGTGCATTAAGTTGTGTCAAGAATGTAGTCTTACCCATCCCTGGCCTTGCTGCTACGATATGTGCATCACCACCATGTATGTTTCTGTATGTCTCATTCATACAGTCCCAAGGCCATGTTAATCCTTCGTCATCGCCTTCATCAGCTATGGTATTGTCGTCTACGTCTGCAAACTCCATACTGGTGTTAAACTCTGTCTTCTTATTAGCTTCGTCTGTTAATGCATGTAACTCTCTGAGGAATTCAATCTCCTCTCCTGATTCATACTGACTAACAAGGTTAGCTACGTTTGTGGCGGCTTCTAATTCGATAAGGCTATTAATCATCATTGCTGTGATTTCTTCTGACTCATCTTCTTCCATGCGTTTAATTACTTTCTTGAAGTAATCTTGGTCTGAATCCTTCAGTTTCTTATGCCAATTCTCAAAGAACATCTTATTAAATACTTCGAAGTTAATAACCTCTTCTGTAGGACATAATTCAAAGTATTTACCAATATCTTTAGCTATGGAGACTGTTGTCTTATCCATACTGGCATCTGGTATGTAGCCACATATCTTATCGAATTGAGCCTTATATTTTATAATACGTAATAAGGCTATCTCAATCATACTTTCTCTCTAATGGCTCGGTTAAGTACTACTAGAGAAGCTTTGGTTTCTTTAAGCTTCTGACGTTGGTCTTTAATAGCAGCTTTATGATTTTCGATCTGCTGTTGTGCGTGTTCTATGTTGGCATTACAGGCGTTTACTGATACTTCTGCTTTTGTTTTTAGGTTAACTAATTGTGTTATACTAATTGTATTAACATCGTAACCGCTAACTGTTGTAATTGTTTCTGTTTTCATTTTTTGTTCCTTAGTTTTATGTATAGGTGCTGCTGATGGTCTATGTGTAACAGGTTCTTTAACTCTATATTCCCAACCTTCTTTCCAATTAAATGCTGGTGTTCGTTCACCAATGTACCATGTTCTATATCGTCTACCGAATGCATCGGGTTTACGTTTTTCAATAACTGCACCTTGTTTGTAAGCTTCTTCTATACGACACTGTTCCATACGTTCCCCGGCTGTAAATGTTTTCATACCCCACCTACCGCAAATGCTGGTGATAACGCTCTAGCTGAAGCTTTAATCACGGGTGCTTTACCTTGTACACCCTGACAGTTACTACAGTTACATTGTATGTCTGCGTTAATAAATGCTGTGATTTCTTCTTCAGTATATCCAAAGAGTCTACCCATTAAGGTTTGGTATTCCTTATTATCTTTAACTACAGTCTTACCATTAACGAGGTTATAGTAATCAACTAGTAATCCCCTGTTAGGTAGTAATGCAAAGACTACTGTACCCTCTTCTACTAACATAAAGCGTAAACGTTTGAGGTCTGCTATGTCATATAGGCGTTGGTATTGCTCTGGGTCTTTAGCTTTCTCAATGAGTCCCATAGGTTTTGTACCTGCTAGTACTAGGTCTAATTCACGACCTTCATGTGGTGCTATTTGTGATACTACTTCCCATACGGAATTAGTGTGTGAACTATAGTCTTTACCGATGTGTATGGGTCTGCCCGCATCATCTATTATCCGCCACAGCCCAGTCATTTCTTCTGTTACTTCGTACTCTTTATTAGCTGTAATATACCAATTACTTGCATATGTTTTTATCTTCATCCTTTTGCTCCTAGTGCAATAAATATGCACATTACTGTTGCGAATATAAATAGTAAATCTAATGTTGTGAAATTAATCATCTTCTACGATCTCCCAATCCCCACCATTTAGATATACACAATCTTCAAATAAACAATATATTTCATCACCAACGTCATCTATTATAGAGAACGCGAGTGCTTCTTCTTCAGGTATAACATCATATTCCTTGTTAGGTGTTAACCAAGGTTTAGTAACACCTAACGTAAATTTAACTTTCATTTAATTTCTCTCTTATCTTGTTGTCTGTTAAGTACTTGGGATCTTTACTAGACGTGATGTTTCTAACATCTGTAGTAAGTCCAAGACGCTTTCTAATGAGTGCTGCACCTTTAACTCCTGCTCTGTCGCTATCAAGCCACGTATATACGGTGTTGTACTGTGATAAGATGTTTGCTTGATAGCTTGAAATTTTTGTTCCAAGGAGCGATACGGTAGGTGTCTGCTTTCCCACTCTAATGGCTGACATAATGTCTTCAACCAATACAATTTTGCTATCGCCAGTTTTATCTCTTCTACTGTAAAACAAGACTTCACTTCTATCTCTGCTAGGTTGTATATACTTAGGCTTCTGTCCTTCAAGAACTGCTCTGCACTGGAACCATATAAGATTACCTGCTTTGTTGTATACTGGGAGCACAACTCTTCGCATAGCTTCTGAATAGCCGATATTATACTCTCGCCAGATAGACTCTGTAATTCCAGCCTTGTAGAGCCAACTTCTTCCTTCTCTTGGGATGTCGGTACTGAAGTCTCGTGGTAATGCAATGCTTCGTAATGGCTGTTTAGCGTGCTCATTTAAGCTCCTTATGTGTGCTAGTTCTGTTAATGATAACTTACCTTTTAGTTCAAAGGGGTTAGCTCCACATGCATTACAATATAAACTGTATGCTTTGTGTGAATGGTTAACAATAGCAGCGTTAGTGTTAGTACCAGCTCCACATTCAGGGCAATCAGCTCTTGTCTTGTGTCCTACTGGTAGGTTCTTTGCTGTCTCTAACCATGACATTCTCTTGAACCTCTAAGGTTATTTGCTCTTTGTTGTGTATCTCTTTAATGAGATCACCTACATCGTCTTCATTGTTGATATGTGGTTGTTCCTTCCCAAACATAAGTTCCTTCCTTTAATTGATAATAAATAGGTTGCCAATAAGTGGTCCAAACATCTAATAAATCCGTAGTATAATTTAGGATATGATGAGGTTTGCTTTCCATCATTGCCCTAGGACTCATTTTATTAACATCTCTACAATATTGTGCGTAATGTTCTGGACTTAGTGCATCATACAAAATTCTATGAGCCGTTTTCTTCTTAGTTACTTCTCTTAAATGTACCATAATACTTCCTCTAGTCAATATACTTAGAGCTGTGGACTCCTAAACAATACCCACCACCGTCCACATGTCTAAGTATACTAATTATTTAACTAAGGGAGCTGTTACACTCCCTAAAGGTAAAGCTTACAACTCTTCCAAGTCGATAGCATCAAGGTCTACATCTGCTGGAGGATCTAGTTGATCTTCCGTTACCACAACCTTCTCTACAGGTTTACGGTTAGCTGGGTCAGCTTTGAACTGAGCGGCTTTAATAGCATCATCAAAGATACCTGCTTGCACTGCTGCAAGTAGTTGACCTGTGTAGTTCTCTACATCTGCTTCAGGTACGTTAATGCGGGTAGCATTCTTTACACCTACTGCTGATAGATCAAGAGTTACACGACCAAGACTTAATGTTAGTGCTTGTGGAGCACCTTCTACTTGGCGACGGTTGCCGTTCTTACAAACGATAGCGTCACGGGCAGCTTCAATACTTAGCTTGAATGATGGAACACCACCGCTACCTGCTTTGTTATTGTTTACTACTGCTAGTGCTGCTAGTGCGCCTAAATCGAACGCTGGTGTTGCTTCTACTTCTGACATATATTTTTCCTGTATGTGTCGTTATGTTAGTGAGCTAGTCTAACGGGTCAGCTCGTCGACGAGAAGAACCTACTTCTCTATGGAGTACAACCTCTGTCTAGGTAAGACGAGATTAGTGCTTCAATCTTCACGTAGCCGTTATTAATTATTTGTTGTTTATAATCTTTGGCTGCTTGTAAATGTTTCGGGGATTTCTTTGCTAACTTTCTTTCTGTTTTGGTTAATTTATACATTGTATCCCATCCTGTTTGCGTATGTACCTGTAACAGCTCTGCGTGTTATAAGTACTGGTTTATTGTTATGACGTTCACGCCAGTTATCTGTACCATGAGTACTATGATTATATTCAGTACGATTAGCACCAGTAAAACTCTCTGGATGTCGTGGACCTTCTTTACCTCGTGCTGTTAGATTTGTTTCTGGAAAAACTGCGTTTGCTTTTAATGTCTGTTTCATAGTATCTCCTTAATGAATTTGGTGAGCCTTTTAACGTCATGCTTAGGACGGGTTCTGACCTTTTTATGTCGTGTCTAGGAGCTTATTGTTCTACGAGGTAGTTGATACAAACCGACATAACCCTCTATACAATTGAGATTATAGAGCCACAATGTATTAACAAAGCTCTTTAGTTCGCTCCTTCAGTTCTCGCTGAACAAACGAAATACTTCTGCGCCATGTATCCGCAGATAAAAAAAAAAGTACTGTAAGCCTTCAACTAGAGCTATGGTCTCCGTTGTAGAGAGGCTTTCTGAAGACTTACAATACTTAAATAGTATTCACGCCCCACTTAGGAGCGCGAAGATAATAATTAGAACTACTAAATTGGATGCGCTATCAATCGCAGTCCATAAGCGCGACTTCCTAGAGGCTATCTCTGTGTATATCTTGAAATAACCTAGTAGTGTTGTCGAACAAAATATAGTTAGTAGTAATACGTAAAGGTTCATTGTAACGAACCCGGCTTAGTCATACCGCGACTACCTATACCAAATGGTCTGGCATCTGCCGCTGCGGCTGTTTTTTCGTGATCATTGATACGGGCGTTTAAACGTTTACCCGCTTTGCGGTTGCGTTTGGTGGTGGCTTTATATTTTATTTTACCATCACCTGCTAACCATGCTAGATTAAACGGTTGGTTAGCAGGGTTTTTAGGGTGTTGTTGTATTTTCACGGTATTCTCCAGTTAATAAATAAGGTTAGTTGCTGGTACGCGTACACTCTCCTTTCAGAGTAATGGAGGTCTCGCCGTATTTAACGTACCAGTAACTAAATTAAGTTTACTTTGGTGTTATGTTATAGTTTGATTCAAGATAATCTATCACGTTACTTAAATTTACAAGTCCCATATGCCAGTCAGTCTGTGGGATTGTATCATCTTCCATAATTTCTTTAGCTTTAGTAAATAGTTCATGATTTAATTTACTTACTGACTTCGGATGTTTACTACCAACTTGTACCATAATATCTCCTATGAAAAGATGTATGAGGACTCTAGTGCCTCGTTAATGTCGTAGGTACCACGAAACTTCGGAGTACGTACTTGATTTGAACCAACACCCATGTTTTTACATAGGTTCTCTAATGCATCATACTCATGTACTGCTACGAATTCTTTACGAATTACTGTCGCTGTATCAAAGTATGTAGCTGCATGTGAGCCAATGGAATCATGTATTGTTACAAGATCGTGACCACAACCATTAACCACCATACGTAGGTGTGTAGCATCAATGCTGTGTATGAAGTTAGGAGCCATTGCCCCTATTGATTTAATTTCATCTAATGGTAGTGGATGCATGTTACGTACTAATGCATTGAACACACCCGCACGTACTCTGTTAACTTCTAGGTCTCTGTACTCTGTAGTAGCCACAAAACCATCTGCTGTAGTCCATTGGAACTTCTCGCGTCCAAACTCTAAAGCAGATTCAACACGACTCTTCACAGCCTTCGTGAGCGTCTTCACAGCGGCAGCTTTAAACTGCATGGCTTCCACATAGGCTTTACCAATTTCGTTGGCCACAGCCCCATTCTCGTGCTTAGAAACGAGGAATTTGTATACCCCATTCTGTACGGTAACTTCACCAGCACCATAGCCAGTAATCATTACACCATCTTTAGCCATAGAACGTCCGTACTTCATCATAAGCTTCACAGCTTCAGGCGATAGAGCTTTAGACTTAGTAGCTTCAGTAGCAACGATACCATAGATGTCCAGAGGATCATCATCGTGAGTACTAGCTGTGCAGTTAACTGTCTTAGCTGTCTCATAGTTACGAGTAATAGCAGACATATGTTGTAAACCATTACACGTACCATCTTGATGGCAAACAAGGTTCGACTGTATATCACACACAGCATCACCTCTTTCAATTAACAATAGGATGCGCTTTAGTTCCAATATTGCAACAGTTGCTTGAAACACATCCGACTTAGGCCAGCGAGTAGCGACATCAATGTGATCATTGATAGCATCAAAGTCACCACAGTCAATGTACTGCTCAATACAAGCGAGCCTATCATTATAACTAAGCTTGTCATGACCAAGGCAATTAGCAACATGCAAACAAATCGCATCAAGACCAGTAGATCCAAGAGGCATAGACTCTGCGAACTGGAATGCTGCTTTACAGAAGTCAGTTCCTTGAGGTGTAAGTAGTCCTCCTCGATAGTACATACGACCACGTGAATCCATCGTAACTGGAAAGAAGAAACTTTCTTTCTCGTATCGAGGTAAGGTAATCTCGGTGTACATCCGTTCTTCTTCAACTGTTTCATAGTCAGCGTTATCCAGTAGGTCATAAGCTGTATCAATCATAGCAGGTGCTACAATGAACTTAACAGCTTGTAGTGTGTTTACAGCATCAAGTACTGGTTGGGCTATAGCATCACCAGTAGCAGGGTTGCCCTTGATGAGTTTAAGTCCAGCGTTAGTACCGACACCATTGAGGTTATCAGTCCAGTCCATGGGTTGGTTAACCAAAGGACGACACAACATATGAGAGTTAGAACGTAGATGTTTCGTAATATCCATCATGAGTTCTAAGAACGACTGGCACAACTTTGTAACTTTACCCGTCTGGGTTTCACCCTCTTCATCGACGTACTGAATAGTGGTACGTTTATCAGATAGTATCCACAAGTCACGCATATGTTCAATAAACTTAAGACATAGGGTTTGAGTATCTTTCTTGTCCCACTCTTCATTGAACTCATCCTTTGCCCAGTCCATAAGAATAGATGCTAATAACACCTCTGTTGTATGGCCAGTCTCAATAGTAGTTTGCAGTACAACACACCATACAGCTAAGTTCTTAGACTGTACCTTAGACTGCTTCTCACCACGGTTGTCTAGATAAGATACAATATATTTACCAGTTACTAGCTCTGGCATTGAAGATAAGTTGTCATTGATGTACGAACGAGCTACTTCCCGCGCTCCAATGCGATCGTTAGCATCATGACGTTGTTGGTTAATTTCAGCTTCAATACCAGTTGAGATAGAGTTAGCTATTGCTGCGATTACTTGCTTGTTAGATGAAGACATAATAATAATCCTGTAAATAAAGAATGAGTACTTTAATTCGTTGTTGTTGAAGTTCCAGCTCGGCTGGCTATCCAGTTACGAGCTTGGAACAGTTGGTAGTACGTGGTTAGAATAACCATTGGTAGAGGATGTAAGTTAGAGCTATCGCAATAACTAACTCTTCAAAGGTTGGTGGACGGATACTTCTTACAACATAGTTCATTGCATTACCTCAAAGAGTTGTGGAAGTAAACCTAACTCATTAAGCTTGTTAATAGCTTTAGGTAGGTCTTCAAGTTTAATCATTAACTGGGCATGATGATCACCAAAGGTAGACAACCATGCACCATCTCCATAATAAGGATCATCAGCGATGATAGGTTCTGGATACTGATAATAACGTCCGCCCTCTGGACAATTCTCAAGGTTATAGACATCAAGATCAATAGGATCAAAGTGTATAGATACAGTATTCATATCATTCTCCCAAATAAGATATATGAGCAACTAACAATATATATGTTAGTGCAAGCAAAGGTTACGAGTGCTTTATGCACCCAAGTTAGATGTGTTGGTATATCAGATAAAATAGACATATTAAGTCTCCAAGTAGGTGAGATAGATAATGTAAGCAATAACATGATAGTTATACATTAGAAGGGTATCTCCTTAATAAATGTAGGTTAAAGGTAAAGGTTTGCAAGCTCTTGTAAAGGATGAGACATACGAGACATACCATTGGTTAGTTTTCGAAACTGTTTATTATTAAGTAAACAAACAGCTTTTAATCCCTTACTGTATAGTAACTCTTTAGGTACAAAGATTATACCATGTACGTCTACAATAGATTCATTTACAGAGGATAAACGATAGCTAGACATCTCAATAGATACACAATCATCATGTATATCCTGTACAAGTAATGTAATGTTAGTACATGACTCACATCCATATGCATCAATGTTCCAATCTTTAATACATACATCTTGTAGGACGTTGATAGTAGCTTTAGTAAATTTAAACATAGGTAATACTCCAAAGTTAATAAGCTACAGCAGGATTGCTGTACCCACGATAGGGTAGCCGAAGCTACCCAAGAAGGTTATTTGTTAAGAAATGAGTAGATCTCTCTACTCATATCTTCCATACATAACCATTCAAACTCATCAAGGTTAACATCATAACGACGTAAAGACAGCGTAGCTTGTGGATACTCATCTTGGAGTTCACGAGCTATTACTTTAGCATCATCTATATCTGTGTAGAGTTCACAGACAATAGAGTTGTTACAACGTAGGATGTAACCTTGGTTAGATAATGTAGTCATAGGTAATACCTTTAGTAAGTAATTAAGATGTAGCACAATTGCTACACCTACGATAGGGTAGCCGAAGCTACCCAAAGGTGAGTTAGAATGGTAGACCATGACAGTCCACAGTGTAACCAGTCTCGAAGTAAGCTAAAGCTTGTTCCAAGGTTAGGTTTTCAGTACGTATGTATGTACCTTCTTTAGTAGACAGGTCACACCAGATACGATCATCAATGAGGATGTTTATAGAATTAGACATAGGTAATACCTTTAGTAATTAAGTGTAAGTAAGTTAATACACAAGAAGGATTTCAGGTGTATCAAAAAGGAGACAATAGATGTATTGAGTCCTATCAAAAAGGAGACATATCCAGCGACGAAGGAGCTGCTCTACCCAGCACCAAACTAGCACATAAGTTATACAAGGTAGAAACTATCAGTACAAAGGAGTAGTTTGTGTGCACCTATCTTATTGTTGGAGGCTATGGGGGAAACTTGACGCGACGAAGGAGCGGAGTACCCCTCCGTATTTCTCACCCATTTTTAATATTTGGGTACTTCATGTAGTACTTCTTTTAGTACATAAGGTATCTTACTTAATAGCTTACTTACTGTATTAACTAGGAGCGTATAGAACTATGAATAGCTATGCTATGAATGACTAAGGGGTAGCGAAGCGGCAGTGCCCCTTATATATGCGTATCTACTTGTAAATATGGCTACAGCCTTAGTGCCACGTGGGTTACAGCCGCCCCACAGCGGCTCATTTATTGCCCTTTTATTGCCTAAAATGTACATATTTTGCACCATCATCGAAGCTAAAACCGTACCTATGTAGTACTGGTAGCGTTGTTTCTATCTCGTTCATCCACATCATGGCTAAACCTCCTTGTGCCCAAGGACTCCACCATTCTCTGGCCCAAAGTACGCATGGGTTAAGTAAGAAACCTTCTCTACGCTTACCTAACTCTGGATTAAGTGTACAAATAATATTATTTTGTACTAAACTCTTAATCTCTCTTACTTTGTTCTTACCTTTAAATATATCCGGTGGTAAGTAACCTTTACAATCTGCTAAATCATACAATTTCTTTAATTGATCTAACTGCTTATTGTTTAGATTTAACTTTTGTCCTATTTCTTTCCAAGGTGTTAACCTATGGTGTATCTTAGGAGCTTGTTCGAAGTAACACATTACATTATCCCATATAGGGAAGCTATAGAACTCATGTGCTTTTATATTCTCTTTGTACTGTGTGTCTTCTAAAACATGTATACCTTTATCTTTAATAAGTTCAGGTAGTACTGCTCTCTCAAAGTCTCTTTCTTGTTCTATTAATTGTTCGTTTATTTGTATGTTCATAATATTAAGCACCTGTTTCCAAGTGCTATTTGTTAAATTGGTTATTAAATTGATTTAAATAAATACTGTTTGTAAATACCCGATGATTCGGATGAACCACCACTTGAACCCAACACCTGTGTTGCCTGCCAAGGTACTGTGTCAGTAGTAGTGTCAGTATCAGTCTGCCCGTTAACAGTTAATGTAAAATCACCATCTTTTAGACTGACAGTAATATCCAACTGTGTACCTACAACCATATTTCCACTTGTTAGATACAAAGTAGTTGATGCACTTGTTACGCCACCCACTTTAAATGAACAATCTATTCTATCTGGTTGCGCTTTGGATAATACTATCGTGAAATCATCTGTTCCCGAAGAAGGCATTCGAGTTATATATGGGGAACTGGTGCTTGCAGTAGCTACGTCATAGTCGAGTATATGTGTGAAACTTAGTTCAAAGTCATCACCCGACCATTGTTCCGCAATTGATGTTTCAATCAGAGTTGCGCCTGTTGGCACTGATGGGCTTTGAAGTATTTCCCCGCCCCACGAACCAGGGCCAAGGCCTAAAGCTGCGTAGCTTACTATTGCTGGCACTGGGGTGACATTTACAGTAGAACCAACTTGAACAATCGGCCCCGCTGCGGGTTTATGCCATATCTCAACATCCCCCGTGTCATCACACACCAGTGCTAATTCATCGCCTGCTGTGAATTCTAACTCCCCCTGATCAACCGGCGCGCCCAAACTCCCCAAATTTATAGCAGTGAATTTTGTACCGTTCCAAACGGTTTGAAGTGTTAAACCTGCTGTTACCAATCCCAAATCATCATCATCAAAGAACGCCATAGCAAAGTTATCTATAGAACCTGGAAGCGTGTCTAATCGAATACTAAAAAATCTACGAGTAGAATCAAATGGTATAGGTGACGTTTGATCAGTTGCATAGCACCGACCACCGCTTGCAGTGAATTCGTAACCTGATCCATCAAGCGTGCCTGACCCGCCACCGCTTGATATAGCTAAAGGTGTTGACGCAGAAGCACCTAGTCTTGTATATGTACTGATTCTAGTATCAGCACTCGCCCTCGAACCAACTGTGAAACTAGAAGCATGACTAGATTCTTCAACTTGAAAACCTTTTGTAAACGTAACATCATCCATTTTAACAAGCATATCTATACTTTTAGATGTTGCGAAACTACCTCTCAAAGCTACACCGAACACAGGACTAACACCAGCTGCCTCATAAGTTACAACAAACCTCTGCCACGAATCGGTTATTGTTGCAGAGCCTCCAGCAGAATTACCCGCCATGTATATTGTAATATCTTCTGATGTACCAGTGTTTAGTTTCGCCTCAAAAGATAACGTATAGTCTAAACCAATGGTCGGTGCTGGTAGGTTCTTTGCTGTGACTCTAGCAATATCAGAACTTGTTGTACCGCCATTCAAGTCCATCTGAATACGTGATACTCCTACCTCTCCGTAATCTTTTGTTACTATAGGTGTAGAAGCCGTTCCTGTTCCTGCTAAATCCCATGAGGGATCAGATATATCTGTAGGTACTGGCATCATATTAGTAGTTGGCCCTTCTATCAAAAGACCTTCAAATGGTACGTGTTCAGCACCACCCATTGTGACACTGACAAGCTTATTAACTTGCTCTAAGGTACTCTCTGCTTCTGTAGCTCTATCACATGCATAATATGTAATAGCATCAATAGGTATTACTATCCTAGAGGTTGCACCTTGTGTAGTAGTAATACCTGCTACTGTACTTATACCGGCTACAGTATCCATAATTACTCCCAATCGTTAACAGAGAATGCTATAGTATCTGCTGTACCTGCAAAACTGGCTACTGTTACTTCTATATGACTTATTGGTTGACCTACGATACTTATAGTTTGTCTTGAACCAGATACTAATGATGAAGAGTTAGGACTTAACGTCTCGTACTCTGTAGCACCATAAGCTCGCGCTCTGTATACTAATGTACCCGCTGTATATGTACCTGAACTATGTACTGTAGGAGTAATAGACAGATTAGCATTACTATTAACTGGTATAAGATGTACACCATTAGTTGCTGGTATTGTATGTTCTACGTGTGTACTCATAGTACTCCTTATAGTGGAGGGCTTTCACCCTCCATATTGATTAAGTCAACATAGCCCATGTAGCTGAACTGTAGTCGTAGTTAACGAATAGTACGCTTACGTCAGTCCCCGGACTTGGTGAAGCTGTAGGTGGATAGATAATCTTAGTTACCTGATGTCCTACTCGTACCCAAGGGTCACCGTGGAAGCGACTCAAGAAGATAGCCATACCTTCTGTAACTGCTCCTGTACTACCATCATCATCATCATGGTTAGTTGCTCGTACTATCATATGTTGATCAATAGAAGTACGTACTAATGCTGGATCACCGTCAGGATCTAGTACATTTACTGTGTCTGTGGCGGTTGCCATTTGAGCTAGTGTACGCTCAATAATTCCTGCTGTATTAGCCATTACTTATCATCTCCCGAAGTAGTTGCTTGTTCTGCCGCTGCTGCTGCCTCAGCCTGTTCTTTAGCTGCTTTTTCGATAGCTGCTTCTTGTTCTTTCCAGTCCTTCTCATACTGTACTACCTTATTGTATGCAAATTTTAATACTGCTTTCAGTTCTTCCATGCGTGCTGGTGAACGTCTACATTGATTAAAGGTTGCCACGAGTATACTTGTAATGTTACTAATACTGTGTGTACGTGTTTTAGGGAAATCCCCTCTACGTACCTTTATTGGATTTGGTGTACTCAATGTACCCTCCTGTTTGTTTTCGATTGGAATCTATCAGACGCTAATCCTAAAGTCCCGTTGTTGTGCCACTGTCCTGTGTCAGCTCCCCATTCTGCAAAGAAAGCAACGTTCTCGTCAGTCTCTTTTTGTTTGGAGGCTATCTTCTCATCGACAGCTATATGATCTACCCACTTTCTACAAGATCCTGCTACTGCATCAATGGAGTCATCATGTATTAATGCTCCTTTCTCTCTACTGATCTTTGACATCTGATGAAAGAATTGATACGAAGGTTGATCTGCTACTGGGTATTTCTTTACAGAGTTCAAGTCATACTCAATTATATCAGTATGTACTATTAATCTGTGCCGCGCCATTATAGGTTCTAATGTATCTATGATACGTAGTTCCTTTTGGCCGGACTCCCACACATCCTCTATTGCGGGACAACCTGACTTACCAGCATCTCTATATACTTTTGCAAGTACAGGACGCCAAGCTGATGCAAACGCACCAAAGCCAAAGTTCTTCTCTACCTCTATACCGTTAACACCATGTTTAAGTGCTAATTGGCTAAGGGTATTATATTTGTCATCACCATACCCACCTTGTAGTTTACATAGTTCAGCTAAGAATATGTAACCATGTAGGAAGTAAGTGACTGCTGCTACTGTCTCATCTCCATTCTCACCGCCACCAGCAGTATCCACATACATATGTTTACCTTCATACTCGTACATCTCTGTACTAACTGTGAACGGTCTATATAGTTGTGGTTTACAATTGAAACCTTGTGCTGGTATCTTCTTCTCTGGGCTTGGTAGCCATGTTATCTCGCCGGATGTTTTATCCGTGGCAAAATCCATGACAACCAGATTTTTAGGCTTTAAGGGATGCCGAAGGCTGTCTGACAGCTCCGTATTTAGCATGTGCTGCAAATTAAAGTATGCCGCACCCTGATCTAGCTCTTTCTTTACAAGAGCCTCTTCGCCCAATAGGAGCGGATCAGTGGGCTTGCCCCGATCACCAGATAAGCCGCCACCTTTACGCAATGTAGGGTCTGCTTCCATCTGTTGCACTATGAACGGTGCTAATGTATCACCATAGACCTTCTCTTCTTCTTCTGTAGGAAACCTACCTGTCCATACTCGTATAACGAACCCACGTTCTGATAGGTTATTGTATATGGAATCTACTGTCTGCGGAGTACCTAAGTACATAATCCGACCTTTCTGACAAATAGATGTAAAATCCTTTGAGAGATGTTCTAAGGCGTTACGTTGTGTTTCTGTTGTACCATTCTTTGATGATTCAATATCATCTGGTATTAAGAGGTCTGCACGTCTACCTTGCATGTTAGCTGTTATACCTATACATGCTACTGATGGTGATTTCTCTGGCCCTTTTAACTGCCAATGAATGTCAAATGCCTTACTTGACGCTCTATCTCCATGTTGACGATCTGGTCGCATACATTCGAGTATGTCCCAGTTCATAATTATCTGTATTACCCAATTGGCAATCTCGGCTGCAACCTCGCTACCCGCAGATATTATCAGCACACGATGTTTACAATCATGTATTAGTTGCCATACAGCAAACATAGCTACAATAGTAGACTTAGCTTGGGAACGTTGTGCTTGTATCATCCCGTTTTGTACATCTGACTGTAAAAACCGAGCAATGTCCACCTGTAGCTCACTACATTGGAAGCCCATTAACTCGGTCATACAATCATACAGGAAATCTTCAAACAGTGCGTAATGATCTCGTAAGGCATCGACCTCATCCCATCTAAGTATGGCTTCTTGTTCTATCTCGGGTAGTTTACTGAATGCTGCCCTGTCTGCCAATACGCGGCAAAACTCATCTTCACCAGCCTCATTCGTACCATAGAGACCATCGTCATCATCAAGGAGTTCATCTAAATCTGACGTTAGTTTAGATAGTTTATTACCCCTCGCAAGGAGTAGTTTATCTATATCTTCAGTAGGTATTAGAGCTATAGCCTCTTCTCGAGTCATTTCTACCATGTTACATCTCGCTTGCTGCCTTCTCAGGGTCTACTAACTTGAGTCTTGAGTGCTTCTGCTTAGTAGCAAGAGCCTCTCGTAAGTTACCCATGTTAGAGTCTTTCTCTCTATCAGCGGTTATGTCATTATCTTTAAGGAATTTAATAGCCGTAGCTAGTGTAGCTGGTGCAACAACGTACTCCATCTCACCTGTAGGTACTTCTACACCATCTGCATCGAAAGTAGTACTCTCTTCTTGACGTTGTATCTGGCTAGTAAGGACTTTAGCTACCGTACCATGTAATTCACATAGTGCTGCTTCTGTCGCTTTGTTCTCTGCCATATGTTACTCCTTATTAGTTACTCCATAAATACTTTCCAACTGAACAAGGAACTCGTCATCATGAGGTGTATCGGTATGTTCTACGATAACGTGTGCTATTTTGAACAGCACCCATTCTAGTAGAGCTTCTGTAGCGAAGCTTGCTAACAGTTTAGTTAGTACGGCTGTTAATGCTTTCAATAAAATTGCTTGCATTAGTGTCTCTCCAATATCATTCTTTTGAGTTCGTCAATGTTCTTACTAACAAACTCAAGGTTAGTTTTAGTTAATTTATTACTAGATATAACATCTGCACATAATACAGCTACTTCTTTCTCTGTATGCTGTACGGTCTCTTTAATTTTCTCCAATTCATGCTCCAAGTCAAGTATCTGTTCATTTCTCCTTGTCTCATTTCGCCAGTAGAAGGATGTTATTAAAGTTAATGCTGCGCCAAGTATCATGATTAATATATCGGTTACTGACATAATTGTCCTATTTCTTTATTAAATGTATATCAAAGGCTGCGTATATACCAGAGGCATCTCGATCTGTATCTGCTGTTACATAGATGTCTGTACCTCCGGGGAAGAAGAAGCCATATCTGAAAGGTTTATCATAAGTACTACTACCTGCGTAAGATAATGCTACTTTATCAATAGGGTAAGTTATACCACCTAATGTACCACCTCGTAAGGTAACGTTAGATACAGTGTTACCTCTACGTGAGAGATGACAATGCCAACCTGTTATCCAACCTTTCTTATCTATAGGTATAGTATATATAGCCATCATAGTCTGGTTGTTACCACCTATGATCTGTGCTGTTAACGTACCATCTGTCTGGGCAGTAGCAGTTAATGTACCGGCTAAACCTGTAGTGTTACTGCCATATACGCGCATGTGGAATATACGCGCGTAACTACCTGTAGTAGCTACAGCCGAACCATCTACACTGTTATCTAGTAAGACAAATTCTTCTTGTTCTAGGAAGAAGGAACTTAGGCCAGATACGTGTGTGAACACAGGAGAAGTACCTGTTGATCTAGCAATACGGTAAGATGCACCTATACTAGATCTACGCTCTTCACCATTATTAGGGTTGAACATACTACTTTGTACTGTAATTGTAGTAGTTGTTACACTTGCTATAGTGGCTACACCTATGTTGGTATCATCTACAATAGAGTCACCAGCAGTTACACCTAATGCTATAAAGTCTTTTGTTGTATCGGTTAATACGTTTTGACTAATAGTTGTAAATGTACCAGAGGTGACTAACGTAGCTTTATCGGCTACGTCGTCAGATACTAAGTCATGGATACGACCTTGTGTTGGTTTAGTGTACGCTCCCATAGCATCCCAGACAGGTACTACACCATCAGCTATATCTAAGTCTGGCACTTCACCAAACTTAGCTACGAACCCTGATCCCGTAATATCTTTTTGACCTATGGCGTACATGAGGTCTTTAGTTATATTCATAGTAACTCCTTATACTGTAACGCCAGAAGCGTTTACCCAATTACTCCCGTCATACCAGATAGGTATACCTAATGTTGTATCGAAGAACGGTTCGCCAACTCGGGGACTTGTTGTACGTGCTGCTGTTAAACCTATTGGAGGACGTGTGCTAGTTACCCATGCAGCTAAACCAGCATCGTAAAATTCCAAACCTTGTCCTACTGCTGATATGTTTAATGTACCATGTGCAGCGGAAGTGGGTCTACTCGCTGGCCCTCTGTTTAGTATACCTGTAGTCCATGCAGAACCATTCCAGTAGAATGTCTGTGCGTATGTTGTCCATACATAGGGTTGTCCTACGTATTTACCTGTATGTACAGGGAATATAGTACCAGATAATGTATCTGCTGGAGATAGGCCGTTAGCATCTCGCCAGAATGTTGGATCAATATCATCATCTAACCAAGCATGACCTTCAAAGTTAGTGGCATCTGTCGCTATGAACGCATAGAAACAAGCTTCGTCTGTTTGTGTTATAGGTGTACCAACATTATTAATAGTTTGTTGGTATGCTCTAAACAAACGTCTACCTTGAAAACCTCCTAATACTTCTATACATGCTACGCTGATGCTAGTACTTACACCTACTGGATTCAGACCTAGTAATGTACTATGTGCAGCATCGTTAGTAGTGTATATCCCCGGTGCTAGTTTTAGAAGATCTTTGTAAGTATATGCACCTGCTGTACCGTTACCTGTGTTAAGACCCGCGCCTATATCTGGCATCTGTATCGTAGCTGGGCCATAAGAAGGTTCTTTGGTAGTAACATTTAAACTAATACGATTTGTTGTCCTAATAGAAACTGCAGGATCAATTTCCAAGTCACTTTTGGAACTAAGACCGTATATTTGTAAACCTACGTGTCTATTGTTGTCAATTATACTTGTATCACTTGGTTCTGTAATGTAGTAAGGGTTATTTGTGTAAGGTGAAGCTGGTTGATCCCAATCCCAAGGCTTACAATTTATGAACTGAATATCTCTATAACACATTAACTTAGCAAAGTACATAGACCAACTATGTGCTTGTACCTGTACATTCGATATTCTGTGTGCGCTCGGGCCAATAGGTTTTTCTACTGCATTACCTGCTGTATTTCGTGCATCAAACAGGAAGCCATTATACACATTATCCATATTTACATTATCTACGATACAACCATTACACCAAGGGGACTTAACATTTGGTGTACCTGTAGCATATTGTTGATCGTTAATGAAAGCTATACCATAATAGAATATACCATAAATACGTACATCTTGTATAACATGACCCCATTGGCTTATACCTAAACCATTATGTAACATTGTAATTGCTGCTGAAGTACTAGAAGCAACTACTGTTGTTAGATGTATAGTTAGATTTCTTAAATTAGATGATCTAGCTTGGAAATAATCTATACCAGAACTACCAAGACTTCTACCACCAGCTTCTACTCGTGTAGCTTCTAAGTACTCACTTAGGTATTCTACTCCCGGGCCTTGATAACCAACACTATTTATCTCTAAGTAGAGGTCGCTAAGATTAGAGTTTGCAGCCATACTAACTATAGGTAATGTAGAGTTATTAGGTAATGTCCAGATGATACGTGTGTCTTTATAACCTTCTACATCTACACCACGTTTCATGTTGATTGTTGTTGTTAATGCAAGATCCTCATCTACAATGACTCTAGGTATTTCCCTAGTATATGCATCATCTATAGCATCTTGTATTGTTGCGTAACTCGATACGTAAACTTCTTGTTCAGCGAAGTCCCGTAAAGAGGAGTTTACTTTTGTTACCATTATTTTATCCTTTTATGAGGTTATTTTCACTGAGCGTATTACGACCCGAGTACTTGCGGGTATGTTAGGTATGGTGATAATACCAGAAGCTATAGTAAAATCTAATGTAGGTTCTTGTACTACTCCATTCAATGTTATGATTTGATCATCTACTAATACAGAACCACCTGTAGGTACGCTAGTAACTATTGTACTTATAGAAGTACCGGTAGTCATAGCAACCGACACGAACCCTGTACCGTTCCCAGGTTGTACTACTACAGGTTTAAACCAGAATATGCTTAACCTTGATCCTGCGGGTTGTATTCCGGCTGTAAAGCTCAAACGACCACTGGTATCTATTGTATAATCTGTAACAGGTTCTTGTAATAAACCTCCTAAAGTAACTCTAAATACAGATTCAGAAGTATATTCCGTAGCTGCGGTTTGCCAGTAGGTAGTTACACCATCTGTAACGTAAGAACCTGCTGCGGCTATTTCTGTATGCTCTCCTTGAAATACCTGTGCTACTAAGGTTTGTGCTTGTAGTAAATTAATTGCATCAGTAGCTACTACACCATCACCTACGTTATGTATTAGATAACCTTGCATATCTATATCTGATAACATTGTGAATGCATCTTCTGCGGACAAGAAACCATCTGCGATCTCTTCTAAGATCATAAGGGCTTGTGCATAAGAGGTATCTAAGTTACGTTCATGCAATATAGCGTTATCTGTATAATTGTTTATTTGTGCGTCACGAGGTATTACCCTACGTATATGTATCTCTGTACCAAATACCTCTGGTGCAGATAGTTGTATCTGTGTATCATCTATCCACGTATAACTTAACTGATCTATGTAGTTATCATGAGATCCCGTATACACGTATACGAAATCTCTCTGAATGAAGTCCATGTTAAAGTCAATTGGATAGAGTACAGCAGTACCAGCGCTAACATGAGTTTTTATACTCCTAGCCATATTTACTCCTGTCTGTGTTTAAGGTTTTCAATGATCTCATTGATACCTGTGAAAAAGTGATCTCCATAAGCTGTGTTACCAAGAGGTACTATACCTTTGGTAGCTTGTAGTCGTCCATCATCCCAACCTAGTCCTACGTTAACGTAGTCTTTAGCTAGACCATAGACAGGAACTTCTGATAAAGCTCTATCTACTGTAGTGTGATCATACACACCTTCCTCTACTATGTTATGTCCTCCTAAGACTAGATCGTATGCATCACCAAATATACCTAATTGCAAGATATACTTATGTAGTTGCATCTGTTCACCTGTAGGTGTTTCAATCTCCTGTCCTGTGATAGCTGCTGTACCTGCTGCTAGACCTGCGAACTTAGCGTAACGTACTAGACCTGCCATAGCTGTGTTTAACAAAGTTGCTGTTACAGCTTCCTTATCAGCAAACTTCATAGACCTTGCTAGCTGCTTATTTTGAGAAACAATCATCATCTCTCTAAATTGAGCTATTAAAGCTAACATAGGTTTGTTATGCCAAGGAGGTGCTTCGCCTACTAAGGTACGTTGGATCATCTGAGCTTCATCACGAATCATTGCATACTGTAATTGATCTCTGACTGGCTTATCCCACTTCTCTATATTAAGTTTAGTGAGTACTCCATTCTCGTCCATTTCAGCATACTTGATGAACTGATCTTTCATAGCATCATTAATACCATCTACATCTGTTACACCGAGATCAGCTAGGCGTTTATTACCCATCTTACCTGTACCACTCAAGAAATGATTGGCGACATCATGCATAAAGCTTGTTTGTACTATGCGAGACTGGGCACGACGAATCATGTTATATCCTGTAGTCTTACCTAGTAGTCTACTAGCTGGCGCTTTCAACGAACCAAACGTAGCCTTATCAGCTAACAGTAATGAGAATGCTCTCATAGGTTTGGATTTGTCTACTTCATGTTGATCCAAATGTACTGACTGTCTATCTAACCACTCTACATCATTAGACAAACTACTAATAGATTGTATCTCTTTCATTAAGGGATTCTTACTATCATTTACACTTAGTAGATCTATACCGGCTGTATTGAAAATAGCTTTTACAGTATCGAAATCAGAGAACAGATTAATGGTTGCACGAGTGATCACCTGACCAGTCTCAATGAGCTGTGCCATACCTAAACCACCCATTCGAGTCAATGCCGAGGCATCTTTAAAATCTCTAAGGCGTTCATCTAGGCCGTCTCTTGTTGGTCTACCCATCATCATTTCGATAGTATCATCATACCATTGAAGGTAGTTATCTAACTCCTTAGTTGGTAAACCCTGGCTCTGACCTTCAGCTTGTATGATTGCTCTCCATGACTGTATATCTACATCATTTTTGATTAAACCATTAGTAGACTCTGCCAAACCAATCCAACCACCTACTCGATGAGAATATTTAGTTGCTATACCTGCAACTTCTGTATCAAGTAGATCTAATACAGATAAACCATCTATCTCGGCTAAAGTATTAATCTCTTTACGCTCTCTCGCTCTACTATCTGATGGAGGTGCGTATTGATCATCTGGCTCACTCTCTTGCTTCCTGATCCAAGCTATTTGCTCTTTAGCCATAGCTATTGAATCTTTTACGGACAAAGGTGTAGATCTGTTAGATGACTCTCTGTAACCTTTAGCTAAGACTTTCTCTACTAAGTCTTCACCATGTTTACTAACTGCACCATGTAGGTTATTTAATTTCCATACGTGAGGTATGTAGTGCTTAACTTTACGTTTAGCTGTAAATCCACCTGCGTCAGCTTCTACAAGAATTTTATGGCTATAACCCGTATAGTTATCCCAACGTTTAACAAACTCTATTACGGAAGGACTAATATCTGGTGTTAGCTCTAAACCTTGCTTACGTAACTCTTGAATTTTGAATACTTGTTTGTTGAACATATCAACAGCTTCATTATCCATACCAGCTTGTTGTTGAGCGAAGGCTCTACGAACAAAGTTATAACCCTTCTCTTTACAGAAATCATCCATGAGTTGTACGTAATCAGGCATAATCTGTGTCAATGACTCACGATACTTAGCATCTTTAATGATAGCACCTGAAGCCTTACGTTGAACTTTACCACCAAACCCTGCTGCTGATTCTGGCACTAATGCACCAAACATACGTAATGTCTCTAAAGGAGCATTTTGTAATACAGTAGTTAGATCTTGTGTAATACTACCAGCTAGGTTGCCTATGTATTCAGACATACCATCATGATCTAAGGCGTTAGCTAGTTCTGCTGATTCTCCAGAGGATAGCCATTTCGTAGTGGCACTAATAATAGCACCTACAGAATTCTCCTTCATCTTAGTCATTGCGGCTGATTCACGTACACCTATATCTACCCGTTGTTCTGGGGTAAGTGATGCAGGTTCGTGATGTAAGCTTTCTATCTCTTGCTCAGTGACAGGACGCTCTAACGGATTACTTGTTGGAGGTGGTGAGGTTACAGGTACTTCTACAGGACTAGCTGTAGTGTCAGCTATTTTAGGTATTACTGGCTCTAAATGTGGGCCAATAAAATTCATTCTAGCTTCTGTAGCTCTACGTCTTAACACTTCTTCCCAAACTGTCTCAGGAGTCTCTGGTGGTGCAGCCCTGTTAACCCAACGATTATTTTCATCTAATACATCTATCTTATCTTTAGGTGTATTAATTTTACGTTGTGTTTGTATGGCTGTACCGAGCTTATGCTTAGCTTCTGGATGTACAGTAGGTATAGTAGGATCTCTGCGTAGATGTGTTTCAATAGTCTTTAATGTAGCTCGCGCTCTATCTAAACTATCTATTACAGTCTGTGTATAAACATCTGCATCCCAACCGTATTGTGCAGCGGTAGTAGCAAGATCATCTCTATACTCTAAATGTAACTCTAGTACACTGATGTCTTCATAGAGTTGATCAGCTTGTTTGGCTAATTTACCTTCTGGTACAGTAAGGTCGACTAACGTATTAGGCTTACCTCCTGGTGTTACTACTGGATCTTCTGGTTTAGGTAAACGTTTAGTTACCTTTTGTACAGCCTCTATATGCTCTTTAACTACTGGTTCTACATGCTCTTTAAATGGCCCATGTAAACGTTCTGCATGTTCTGCCTTTTGTATAAGCGTCTGTAGTTGTTCAATATCTAACGAACCAGCGTCATTGAATAATTGATCATGTTCCTGTTTGGTCAAGGAGTTTAACATCTCAACTTGTTCGGTGCTAAGATCATCAGAGTGTAGCTTGGATTTAACTACAGGCTTACTTGATACTTGTTTAGCTTCATTAGCGATAGTCTCTGACACTCTAACTACAGCGACAACCGTATCCATAGAACGAGAGTTGATCATACGTTGATGAACTTCTTGTGTTCTCTTAGGATCTTTCTTCCAAACTTTACGTATCTTATCCATACCAACATTTTCAGCATAGGTATCTACTTTAGTCTCATACTTATCTAATAAGTCTTTCTCTATGTCAGACATAAGACGATCATTAAGATGCTCTATATCTTTAGTAGGTACTTCTCCAGTAAGCTTCTGAGTATCACGTATATTTGTTGTAGTAGTAACCGTCATAGATTTAGGTATTAAACCACTAGATACATCATCTTCCTTAATCTCTACGTTAGGATCTTTAAACATAGTCTCGTCAGGGTCTTTAATAAACCCAGTAGCGTCACCATATAATTCTACTTCCGTATCATCGTACTCCTGTATATGCTCAAGATCTTTCTCTTCAAGAGAGCCTTCACCAGCTTTCTCTTGTACACCTTCAGAACTATGCTTAGTTCCTTCGTGTAGAGATGTCTCTGTACGCTGTATACGAGGTACTTCCTGTTGTACTTGTTCAGATACTTTAGTACCCTTTTTCATGATAGCTTTTAGACGAGTCTTACCAGCTTTCGTTAACTCTTTAGTTTCAGTTAGTTCTACTAAACCTTCTTTCTTAAGTTGACGAACAATATTAACTTGCTTCCAACCTTTAGCTTTAAGCTGTGCTGCTCGTTTATTACCAGCTTCAGTCTTCTTATACTTCTTAACAAGTTTAACTAAACCTTCTACAGTCTCAGCCTCTTTAAAGAGTTTAGCTCTAGCTTCATCAGGAAGTATCTGCTGTTGCTCTCTATGTTTCTTCTGTGTATCTGTATGTTTAGGTATTTGTTTAGTAGGTGTATCATCATAACCTTTTGAACCTCTAGGTACATCACTTTGCGTTGTATACTGTTGTATACGAGTATCCATCAGACCATTTAATTCTTCTACTAACTTAGTAAATTCAGATTTAGGCAGATCTTCTGTATGCTTTTCACGTCTTTTGACATTAGCTAATTCTATAGATTTAACTGTATTATCGTAACGTAGCTGTGCAGCCTCGTACTCTTTATCGTACTGCTTCTGTTTAGCATTCTTAGCACCTTGTCCACCTTTCTTTGTTAAACGCGCTTTCTTACGTTTAGGTGGTGGTGGTATCTTAAGGAGCTGTACAGGTGTAGCTTTTAGTGGTTCTGGTGTACGATGTATAAATACTGGTTTATCTACTGGTTGATATGTATCACCTAAACGTTTACCATCCTTATCCTTTTTGTATATACCTCTTTCTACGTCAAGGTATGTACCGGCTTGTTGAGATTCATTCTTAGCATCTAGTATACGAGCTTTCTCGTTAAGAGCCATAATATCTCTTAGTTGTGATAACTCTACTGGTATACTTTCTGTTAGAGTATTAACTGTTGAGTCTTCTAAGAATTGTTGATCTCTTGAGATCATATCTGAATGAGCTTTATAAAACTCTTCTCTTGATAAAGGTATAGGGTCGTAACCTTCCCAAAGATGTTCTTGATCCTTAATACTCTTTATCAAAGCCTTAAGATCTTTAGTTGGGTTAGCTGACTTATCTTCTAAAATGTTAGCTAACACATGTTTAGCTGAATGAGATGTTTGGTTATATGCTAATCGTTGTAGGTCTGTTGCTACACTTGCTGGCACTTTACCATCAGGGAACTTTGATAATACCCTGACTACAGTAGCGTTTAACTTCTCTACTGCTTCCATCTGATCAGCATGAGCTGCTCTATTAACTATCTCTATAGTAGATAAAAGATGTTGTGCGGGTGTACCATTTGGGAATATGTTCCTCATTGTATAGACAATAGGTTGCATAAGATCTTTACTAACTTTATTAATTGTATCTAACGATACGACGTCAGTAGGTTTCTTAGCAGGTGTCTTAGAGGCTACACCTTCTAACGCTTTTGGGCGCTTCTTCCAATGAGCTGTGTAAACGTCACCTTCTTCTGTGACAGATTGTACGAACTCTCTTTCACCAGCATCTATCTGAGCTATTAATATATCTTCTGTTAGTTCTGGTTCTAAATCAATTGTACGAACTATTGCTGTAGCTGTTACATCTTCTGCTATGATCTCTGCAACTTGTGTTGCTGTATCTGCGTCAGTAGTTGTACTTGTTCTTGTAAAAGTTCCTCCAGAAGAATCATCACCATCAGTATTCTCTTTAACTAAATCGCTTATCTCTCTTGCTCTGCGATTATCTAATTCTGCTACATTCTTTTTACGCGCTTCTTGTAGCATCTTCTTATGTTGCGCTTTCTTTATCTGATTCTTAAAAGCTTTCTCACCTACATACTTACCACCTATAACTAAACCAGATATAGTAGTACCTGCACCAATACCCATCACACCATCTAACGCAAGATGTCTACTATCGTAGGTTGGATCGCCAGCTAAACGAGGTAGACCATAAATGGTTTCCTCTATACCTGCTGTAGCTCCCCATATACCCATGATTGCTGCACTTGATCGTAAAGGGGCAAACTTAGCGAACATAGCTACTGTAGCTGTTGCACTACCTGCTGCCAAACCTAGAGGCAATGTCACATAGGTTTGTGGTTGTAAGAGAGCTGTACCCGTACTAAATGCGAACTGTTCCCACCAAGGTAAGTCATCTAAGAATAGACCACGTTCATGATTCTCTACTATATGATCTCTTAATACAGATGCAGAGTGTGTACCATTGAGTCTAGCTTCTGCTATTATTTGTTCATGGTAACGATCCGGTGCGCCGGATATTAATTCATTGTCAGAGATCTCTGGGTTATGTCCAATGTCTCTAGCTTTTTGTAATTCTAATACATTACCAATATGAGTAATTGCATCATACTCTTTGTACGCCATATCCCACTTCTTATAGAAGTTATGATGTAATTGTTTCTTTACTACAAACTTAGCTGGTGTACCAGCCATAGCTTTATTGTAGGCTTCTCTGTATTCAGGATCTCTTGCTGCACGTCTGAATAAACCTTTTACTGATGAGTCATCGTCTTTTACATCTTGCTCAAAGTTATCTAAGGTCTTTCTGTAACGTACTACTTTGTTAGGATCTTTAAACACTTCATAAAGTGCTTGGTCTACTTCTTCTTGAGATACATCTCCTTCTTGGAAACCTTCTACAGCCTGTGCTAAACGAATCTTGTTTTGGTGCATTAACTGTATTTCGTCTTTAGGTAGTGGCTCAAAAGATTCTCCCCATTGCATAGGAGCATACCTACTGAAGTAAGCATTGTATCTATCATCTAATGTACTATCTGGGTTAGCTCCGTAAGCTGTGTGATACTTAGTATAGTTTGCTTCCATCTGTACAAGATGTAAGTCTATTGGTGTATCATTAATAACCCTTGTTACTTGTCCAATCTCTCGACCATACAAGCCGAAACCTTCTTTCTCTACTTGATAATCACCAGTAGTAGGAGCAATAGTTTTCGTATACTGATGTGCTGCCTTACCCTCTGGTGTATCCATCTCTGCTGTATCAACACTTTGTAAGCGGATACGACTACTATCTGATAATACTGCTGTATCACCATCTACCCAACGATCTAGCTTGAGTGGTTGTTTTACATCTAAGTTACTAGAACCCCTCCCTGTTGGGAGAGGCTTATAGCTGCTGACTAAGTTTTGTGTAACTGCATTATTTAAGCCCATCTGGGCAGCACGTTCTTCTATTTGTGCCTGTGTAAAGCCAGCTTCTTTTAGTATCTTAGAAGACTCTGCAACTTTATTCTGTACGTTGTCTTCTTCTAACATTATTTATCCTCTTTATCTTCAGCTCCGCCAAACTGTGTTTTCCAGTTAGTTATTATACCGGGGCGTTGACTATGTGTTTGTACGTTTTTATCTTCAGATTTACCAAACAGGGTTTTCCAGTCGGTTATTATACCTTGACCTTGATGTTGACCATGTGCTTGTACTTTCTGTTCTACGGTTAATACGTCATCCATATTCTTTTGTTGATTTAAGTAGTTAGCTTCTATTTGTAATTCATCTTTAGTTATATGCTCAACCTGTAAACCATTAGCTGTACTCATTAGGATAGACTCACCATCAGGAGATGTTTCAAAACGTAGATGTTTCATGTACTCCGTACTAGGTACAGGTTCACCTTGCTTACCTACTAAAGGTGCTAATTGGGTAGACATATAAGAAACAGGAGAACCTGTCGCTGTGTAACGCTGTGTTCTATCCATTGCGTTGAGTAATGTATCTAAAGGATAACCAAACTTTATGCCCCAATTCTTGCCTGTAATAACCTGTCCACGTACAGTAGATGTGTTACCTGCTAACCAATTACTTAATCTAGCATTAGCTGCCGTTTCATCATTATCATAGATCTTCATCCACTTTTTGTAATTGCTAGTAGCTTGTGTCAACATTGCTGGTGTAGGGTTTGGTATTAACGTACCACCTTGTGGTGTCTTAGCTAAACTTATACGGTACTTTATATGATCTTGTCGTGTCTCTGCACCACCCCATATACCCTTAACCTGACCATCAAAGTTTTTATAATCTTCGATACTCTTCATTATGTTTTGGGTTGTATCACCTGATTGTATACCTAAACGGATTAGCTCAAGTGTATTGTAAGACTCACCTAAATCATTCTGTAACTTTACACCGTCAAACTGATTTATCATTGATATGGCATTCAGACCATCTTCATTGTAACGTCCATCTTTACCTTCAAAACTACCTGTAGATAAAGCGTGTATTAAACTCTTCGTATTCTGAATGAATTGATCAGGCTTAGGTTGTCTGGACTTATAGTAATCTGCTGCTGGTTTAAGTTTAAACGCACCACCTTGTTTGACCATACTCATATATAATTGGTCATCAGGTATATCATCAGTTGCGTTACTAGCTTCTCTGATCTTATCAAGTATATTAGAATCATGTGCTTGACCTAATATTTTATTACTATGTACAGTAGCTACTGTACCAGCGCGTATACCAGCATCTTCATTTAATAAACCTGTCTTAGCAACATTAAGTTGTTCTTCTTTTAATGATGTAGCAATCGCTTTAGGTATACCAGCTCGCCTAATCTTCTCTAACTTAAGTAATGCTTTATTAATGATCTCTTCAGAACGTTCTGTAGGTAATGCTCTTGTAGCACCTATTTGACGAATCTCTTGTTCCGCTTGATCTATAACTGCATCAACGGCTTCAGGTGAAGTGGCATCTAAAGCATTCAACTCTATACGAGCAAGGTTACTACCTATATCTTGATCAAACCCAGTTTGATATTGACGCTGTGCAAAGTTGTGTGTCTTTTGTTCTGCTAAAGAAAGGTTATCTAAAAAACCGAAGTCCGTAGCTGCGTTAAAGCCACCTACGTTACCATCAATTAAACCCTTATTAATTACACCTAACAAAGATTCCCTAGCTGCTGCATCTGATGCACCTGCTGGTTTGTTTGTAAAGTTAAATAAGTCTTGTGCCTTCTGGTATAGTTCCTTAGTTTGTTCTGGATCTGTACTCTTACTAGCTTCTATACTTAGAGTCTCAAGAGTTTTCTCATG